CAGGTGATGATATAAGAGTTAATGGAGAAGAATATAATGTTCTTTCTATAGCAAGTAATACATCAATGACAGTTGATGAAAATTTTGCAGCAACAGCTTCTAGTCAAACAATTTCTAAGAATGGTGCAAGTGCAGCACAATTATCTAGTGCATCAGCAGTAGCAAGAACAAGTCAAAGTAATGTTCAGTTTGCTTTATACGAAGGTGAATCACAATACGGAGAATTATTTATTACTGATGGTGTAAATGAAATAGCACAACTTAAAATTACAATTTCTGGAAGTACATATACTTATGCATTTAAAGAAATTGAAGCAAGGTCAGCTCCTTCCGACCCATCACTTTGCACAATCTTTGGAGAACGATTAGTTGTTGCAGGACAATCTGATAATCCACAAGTAGTTGCATACAGCACAAGATTAATACCAGAAGATTTTACTGGGTCAAGTGCTGGAACAATTGATGTTGGAGACCAAATAAGAGCAATAAAACCTTTTCGTAATAAATTAATTATTTTTTGTAAAGATAGTATTTATCAATTATCTGGATTAGATAGTACAGTAGTTTTATCATCTGTTACAAAAAATATAGGAACATTAGATGGTAATACAGTTCAAGAGATTGGTGGTGATTTAGTATTCTTAGCACCAGATGGTTTAAGAACTATTGCAGGTACAGCTCGTATTGATGACATAGAATTAAGTTCTATTAGTAGAAAAATTCTACCAATCTTTAGAGATGATGTACTTCCAAATTTAACAAACATTACTTTCTCAAGTTTTGTTATTAAAGAAAAAAGTCAATACAGATTATATTATTACAATTCAACAAAAGCAGATGCGACACAAAAAGGATTAATAGGAACATTTAAAATATCTTCTACTGGAGCAGCAGTTTACGAATGGAGTGAAACAAAAGGTATTCCAGCTCGTAGAGTTCATTCTGGTACAGATGAAAATGATTCAGAAGTTTTATATCATGCTTCAACTGATGGTTATGTATACAGCCATGATACCGGAAATAATTTTGGAGGAAATAATATTGTATCTATTTACAAAACTCCAGATATGGATTATGGAGATGCAGGTATACGAAAAACTTTATACTATATTAAAACAAGTATAAGAGCAGAAGGAACAAATGATAACTTAAAACTTCTTTGTCGTTATGACTTTGAAGATAATAATGTTCCACAACCAGCAGAAATATCAATGGGTTCATTATCAAACCCAGCAGTATTTGGTACGGCAGTATTTGGTACTGCGGTATTTGGAGCAACAGTTTTTCCACAACAAAAAACAAATTTAACAGGTAGTGGATTTACAAGTAATTTTAAAATTAGAAGTAATGGTACAAGTGAGGGGTATACTGTATCGGGCTTCTATGTAGATTTTATACCGGGAGGGCGAATATAAATGGCAGGTTATACTAGACAGAGTTCATTTTCTGATGGCGATACTATTGCAGCATCATTATTAAATAATGAATACGACCAAATATTAGCAGCATTTCATGTATCAAGTGGTCATACTCACGATGGTTCGACTACTGGTGATGGAGGACCTTTATCAACACTTTATAGTAATGCTATAAGTTTTGGTACTGGAGCAGATACTGATATAGTTGTTACATTTAATGGTAATACAGCAGATGGTGTTTTAACATGGATGGAAGATGAGGATTACTTTAAATTCTCAGATGATATTTTAATTAACAGTACAGAGAAAGTACAATTTAGAGATACAGGATTATATATTTATTCATCAGCAGATGGACAATTAGATTTAGTTGCTGATACAGAAATACAAATAGCAGCAACAACTATTGATATTAATGGTAATGTAGACATATCTGGTAATCTTGTTGTAGCAGGAACTACAATTGCTGGAGGAGAGATTGCTGTTTTAGATGGTGTAACCGCAGGAACAGTTACCGCTTCAAAAGCTCTTGTTGTAGATTCAAATAAAGATATAGCTTCACTTCGTAATATTACTTTAACAGGTGAATTAGATGCAGGTTCTTTAGATGTATCGGGAGATGCAGATATTGATGGAACATTAGAAGCAGATGCTATAACTATAGCAGGTGTAACATTATCAGAAACAATTGCTGATACTGTCGGTGCAATGGTTGGTTCAAATACTGAAACAGGTATTGGTGTTACTTACGATGATTCAGATAATACATTAGATTTTGTTATAGGTTCTAGTGCTATTACAAATGCAATGTTAGCAGGTTCAATTGCTGACTCAAAACTTTCAACAATATCTACAGCAGGTAAAGTTGATATTGGTGCATTAGAAATAGATGGTGGAACAGATATTGGAGCAGCTTTAGTTGACGCAGATTTAATTATTGTTGATGATGGAGCTGGTGGAGCAAATAGAAAAGCAACAATGTCAAGAGTTGCAACCTATATTGAAGGAGGTATATCTGGTGATATTAGTATTTCTAGTGGTACAGCCGCTATAGGAAGTGGTGTTATTGTTAACGCAGATATTAATTCAAGTGCAGCAATAGCTGATTCTAAACTAGCAACAATTTCTACAGCCGATAAAGTTTCTGGTGCAGCAATTCAAATTGATGGAGCAACAGATGGAACTTCTATAACTGTAGCTGACGCTGATAAATTTTTAATTGATGATGGTGGTACAACAAAATATATTACTGCTTCTCAACTTAATAGCTATACAAGTTCAAGCATTGCATTAGATGATGTTTCAACAGGTGACGCAGCAGTAACATTAGCAACATCTGCTGGTAATATTACTATAGATGCTCAAGGTAGTGATACTGATATTATTTTTAAAGGAACTGATGGAAGTTCTGATACAACTTTTTTAACTATTGATGGTAGTGAAGCAGGTGCAGCAACATTTAATAATAAAATTGTAGCAACTGAATTAGATATATCTGGTGATGTAGACATTGATGGTACTCTGGAAACAGATGCTTTAACAATTAATGGTACAACTTTATCAGAAACTATAGCTGACACAGTAGGAGCTATGGTATCTTCTAATACTGAGACAGGTATTGCAGTAACTTACGAAGATGGAGATAATACTTTAGACTTTGCATTAGGTGCGGCTCAAACAACAATTACATCTTTACTTGCAACAGATATTAAAATTGGTGAAGATGACCAAACAAAAATAGATTTTGAAACAGCAGATGAAATACATTTCTATGCAGCAAACGCTGAACAAGTTTATGTTGCAGATGGTATCTTTGGTCCACAAACAGATAGTGATGTTGACTTAGGTTCATCAAGTGTTAGATGGAAAGATGCTTATGTTGATTCAGTTACAACTACAGGAGCAGTAACAGTTGGTGGAAACTTAACTGTTAATGGAACTACAACAACTGTAAATAGTACAACAACTACAGTTGATGACCCAGTATTTACTTTAGGTGGAGATTCAGCTCCGGGTTCAGATGATAATAAAGATAGAGGTATTGAATTTAGATGGCATAATGGAAGTGCTGCTAAGTTAGGTTTCTTTGGATATGATGATAGTGCTTCAGCATTTACATTCGTTCCAGATTCTACAAATAGTTCAGAAGTATTTAGTGGTACAGTTGGTAATGCAATTTTTGGTGACATAACAGGTACACTTCAAACTGCTGCTCAAACAAACATTACATCACTTGGAACACTTACAGCTTTAACAGTTGATAATGTTTCAATCAATGGAACAACAATAGGACATACAAGTGATACAGATTTAATTACACTAGCGGATGGTGTTGTTACTGTTGCAGGAGAAGTTTCAGCTACTACTTTAGATATAGGCGGAACAAATATTACAGCAACCGCAGCAGAACTAAACATTATGGATGGCGTAACAGCTACAGCATCTGAACTTAATATTATAGATGGTGTGACTGCAACTACAGCAGAACTAAACATAATGGATGGTGTTACTTCAACTGCTACTGAATTAAATATAATGGATGGAGATACAAGTGCAACATCCACAACATTAGCAGATGCTGATAGAGTAGTTGTTAATGATGCAGGAACAATGAAACAAGTTGCGATGACTGATGTAACAACTTACATTGAATCAAATGCAAGTTTTGCGTCACAAGGATTTAGCATAGCAATGTCTGTGGCGTTATAGTATAAGGAGGAATAGATGGCTCAAGATTTTAGAAATATTTTACAAGATGATTTACCAACATCTCATAATGATACCAATTCATTACTATGGACTGGTGGAAATTATGATGCTATTATTGGTATCAGATGTGTAAATATTAGTTCGTCAGCAGTTACTGTTGATGTCTACATTAGAAAATCGAGTACAGACTATTACATTGCAAAGGGGTCAAGCATACCACCGGGAGGTTCGTTAGAACTAATTCAAGGTGGAGCTAAAATTGTTTTAGCAAGTGGTGATGTTCTTTACGGGATAGCAAGTGCTGCTAACTCAGTAGATGTAATCGTATCTGGTATTGATACAATAAGTTCGTAGGAGGATTAAATGGCAAAAATTGAACAAGTTGGTGGAATGTTATATATTGGTGATGCTCCATCTGCGGAGAATGTACCAGAACATGACTCACAAATAGATGAAACACAAACAATTAGTAATGCTGTTCTTGCAGGTCCGGTAACATTT